CTAAATCATCAGCACTTTCGGTGCCAATAAAATTTTTCATAACTGGATCAAGTCTACTCATACTCCTAATTCTTTTTCTGTAACGACCTTGAACTCCCATTGACGATCAGCACAAAACTCTTTTGCCATTTTCCATTTTGCCTGATTTTTTGCATACTCATATGCTTCACGAATATAACCTTTAGTTTGTCTTTTTGGTTTTTTCGGTGGTTTGGTTTGTTTTGCAGGTTTGACTTCAATTACATAATTTTTTATCTTACCATTTATTTCTTTTACTTTCATATAGAAATCTGGAAAATATCTATGAACTCGATTATCAATAGGAGAACGATAGGGAATTGCTATTTCTTCACTTGCCCACTCTAGGATATTTTGATTTTTATCACAATACACCATAAACTTTCTCTCCCAAAGTGACCTGTAAATTATATTAGTTGGATCACCTTTATACTTTCTGGGAAATGATGGATAGTATTTTCCCTTATAAGACATCTAAATAACTATACTATAATTGTATTTAGAGTGCCAGCACCAAGACCAAAAAGGATATCAGATATATTACCCAAGTTGCAGAATGTAGCTCAGACTTCAAATTTTCTTGTCAAATTTGTATTACCAAATGGCGAATTAAAATCTCATATGAGAAGAAAAGGTTTGAATGATCGATTCGTTATTGAAGATGCAGGATTATTTTGTTATAATGCAGTTTTACCAGGTAGTGCACTTGCCTCTGTCAATACAGTCGGTGATTATCAAGGTATGGTTGAAAGATTTGTACACACCAGAAATTTTACTCAAGTAAATTTTGAATTTTATGTTGATAATGAATACAAGTCTCTTAAATTTTTAGAGCATTGGATGGAATTTATTACAGGAAGTAACTCAAATGACGTATCAGCAGATACTTATTATTTTCAACTAAACTATCCTGATAGTTATAAATCTAACGATACTCGTGTGATTAAATTTGAAAGAAATTATTCACAGTTTTTAGAGTATAGATTTGTAGGTTTGTTTCCACTCACTTTAAATTCCACACGAGTTCAATATGGAAATTCACAGATTTTAAAAGCTACTGCTTCTTTTAGTTATGATCGATATATTTGTGGTGAGTCATCTTCATTAGCAAGAGATTTAGGTAGAGCGTTTAATGATTTAAGATCAGCAATTAACCCAAGTAAAGATGGAGCAGTTTCCTATGGAGATAATGATAGATTGAATAATATTATGAGAATGAGTAGTAAATCAGGTGGAGTTTTAAATTCAGATGTTGCTAAGTTAAGAACATCAGTGACAGGAAATGTAACATCAGTGGCAAACGCAGCAGGACAAGGATTACCTGGTGCTGGTCAAATTATCTCTTGATAACCCCTATAAATAATGACACTGAAGTGCTTAGAATATTATGCCTTTACCAAAAATTGCAACCCCAACTTATGAGTTGGTGTTACCCTCGTCTAATCGAAAAATAAAATATAGACCATTCCTTGTGAAGGAAGAAAAAGTCTTAATAATCGCAATGGAGTCTCAAGATACGACACAAATTGCTAACGCAGTTAAAGATGTCATATCACACTGTATACTCACTAGAGGAATTAAAGTTGATAAACTATCAACTTTTGATATTGAATATTTGTTCCTTAATATAAGGGGAAAATCTGTAGGAGAAGACATAGAGGTCATGGTGACTTGTCCAGATGATGGAAAAACACAAGTTCCAACATTAATTAACATTGACTCTATAAAAGTTCAAACAGATAAAAATCATTCAAAAGATATAAAATTAGATGATAGTTACACTCTTAGAATGAAGTATCCGTCATTGAGTGAATTCATAAAGAATAATTTCGCAACAGGTGAAATAAATGTTGACGATACATTCGATTTAATATCACAGTGTATCGAACAAGTTTATTCTGAAGAAGAGTCTTGGACTGCAGAGGATTGCACTAAGAAAGAGTTATCTCAATTTTTAGATCAATTGAACTCTAGTCAGTTTAAAGAAATTGAAAAATTCTTTGAGACAATGCCAAAATTATCTCATAAAGTGAAAGTTATCAACCCAAACACTAAGGTTGAAAGTGAAATTGTATTAGAGGGGCTACAGAATTTTTTCGGGTGAGTATGGCACACGAAGATCTTGAGTCATACTATAAATTAAATTTTGCCTTGATGCAGCACCATAAATATAGTTTGACAGAACTTGAAAATATGATGCCTTGGGAAAGAGAAATTTATGTTTCACTTTTACAACAGCATGTTGAGGAGGAAAATTTGAAAGCACAGCAACAACAAAGTAGTCTCTAATGGATGAAGAACAAGGTTTAGCATCGCCACTTGCGGGTAGTATAAGAGGTATTAGAAGAAGTGTATCTTCTAATGTCTTTACTGGTCGTAGTGTTCTTCCACAGCAACCAGATCCCCAAACAACAAGTTTACTTACACAGAATTCTCTTACATTAACAACAGTATCACAGCAGTTACAAAATATTTCATTAAACTTAAGCACACTTAATTTTTCATTATCAAGTATAAAAGATAATTTAGCATTAAGTGATTCATTAGACAGACAAAGAGAGGCAGCACAAAGAAACAGAGAGAGAATACTCGCAGAGCAAGGATTGAGAGAGGGTAAGGAGAGTGATATCGAAAAGAAAATACAATTTGCACTACAGACACCTGTTCGTCGGATTGCTGCCACAACTCAGGGTGTATTGCAAAGATTAGTTGATTTCTTCCTCATATTAGCAGGTGGTTGGTTAACAAATACCCTAATTGATATGATTAATGCTAATGCTGATGGTAATGTTGATTTACTGAAGAAATTACAACGAAAACTCGCCACAGGATTGCTGGTTATTGGAGGTACTTTAACTGCAATAACGTTTGGACTTTCAAAAGTATTGCAACTTACTGCATTATTAGCATCTAGAGCGATTCGATTTGGTTTTAATAATATTCTGAAAAGACCTTTTGTAACGATTATTAATTTACTTAAAACTAGATTAGGAAGAGTTTTTGCATTAGGTATTAGTCGTGCTGGTGGAAGCATCGGTCAAACGATAGCATCTCTGCCACTCATTGGTGGTGTATATCTTTTTCTTAATGATCAATTTAAAAAACTAGCATCACGTTTTGGTGCAAAACCATTTGGAGTTGAGGGTGGACAAGTCGGACCACAACCTCCACCATCCACTGGAAGATTAGGTGGTGTTTTAGGACCATTTAGGAAAATATTTGGTGGTGTGAGAAGTACACTTGCATTTGGTACATTATTTGATATCTTTGTAAATGGAGAAAATCCACTTGATGCGATTAAAAATAATCTTGGTGGTGTTCTCATAGCAGCAATTTCAGCACCATTTATTATTGCACTAGTTGGAAAATTAGCAATACCAGCTTTAGCAGCAGGAGTTATAAAATTTATAGCTACCTCAATATTTTTTGGAATAGGAAAATCATTATTCAATCGGTTTAGATTTTTTGGAGGTAATCAACAACAAGTACAACAACCTGACACAGAAGAGATTCCACTAGTTCAATCAAGATCTGAAACAATATCGTTTGGAGGACAAAATCTAAGTGATACATCTCCGTTGGTCGCACAGACGACAAACGATGCAGATAGTATAGTTCCTGTGAATAATAAGAAAGAAATGAATGTCGCAGATAATATTTCAAATTTTGAAGAGGGTGGAACGACCATTGTAAATATTCCAAGTGGTGAGAGTGCTCAGACAGAACCCACTCAATTAGCTTCTGCTGGTGGTACAGAAGAACCAACATCAAAATTACCATTCATTGGTTTTGATAATGACAATATTCATACACAGTATGCTGTTACTACATTTGGAGCATTCGCCTAATGTCGATAAGAGCAAGAAGGCAATCACTATTAAAATCATCGATAAGTATAAATTCGATAAGAGAATCTGTTGCTGCATTTAATAAGGGATTACAGCAAGCGAAAAAAAATGCAGCTGAAATTGTTAAAAATACAAAAGAATCCAATATATTCAAAAGAACCTTAATAGGTAGAGATAATACTTTTTTTAGGAAAAGACAAGAGAATATAAGAAGAAAAGATCGAGAGGATGAAATTGAAGCAGTATCATTATCAGGTGCTGTTAAGAGAAGAGGAACTATACTTGCAAAAAGCACAAGAGGATTCTTGGGTCGAATGTTAGATTTTGTTGGTATATTATTAATTGGGTGGGCATTAATTAATCTACCAAGAATTATAAAGGGACTAAGAGGTCTTATAAATTTGATACGAAAAGTAACAGGTATACTTGGATCTTTTATTAATACGATAAAAGATATTGTTGTAGGTATCGGTTCAATCATTACTGATGCAATATCTAAATTCCCTACATTTGATTTTGAAAAGAATAAAAGAGGTATTGAAGAAAATTTAGATAAAGCTTCGGGAGGATTATTTAAATTAGACCAACAATTAGTTCAATCAGGAAATGATTTTACTGAGTTTGGTGATGAGTTAGATATACAATACGAGCAAGAATTAAAAGATGCTGAGAATGAAGGATCAGTAGAGGGAACTCCTTCAACATCTGATGGTGTAACGAATGAACAAAATGAAGAAACTATAAAAGGATATAAAGAACAAATTGCTTTTAATGTTGACAATATTACAAAAGATAATAGACAACAAAATGAGGAAGAAGCGAAAGACCCTATAGACAATATAAAACCAAGAAAAAACTCCTCAGAAAATTTAGATATTGACCAATCAAAATTAGATCCTAAAAAAATAATAGATGATGAGATCAATAAGATTGACGTTGACGGAGAAGAAATAGCTAAAAAAGAAACTGATAATCAGATAAAAGGTAAACAGACAAACGATCCTGAAACATCTCCCTTAATCCAAGCAATTAATAATAAGAGATCACCTAAATTAACTGATGCTAGAAATCAATTAACAAATATCAAAAAAAATGTCGTAGATGAAGTTTCATCTTTAACTAATGAATATAAGACTGACTTTGAAGGTGGTGAAGGTGGCAAGAGGAAGATTAATTTATCTTCGCTTTTAGCACCAACAAAAAAAGATGTGAATGTAAAATCTAAAAAGAAAAAAGGAGACACTATTTTTATAATTGAAAAGAAAGTTTCAAATGATAATATGCAACCTGCAATGGCAAACACAGGAAGAAGAAGAGGGTTAAATAATTTGGGAGAGTTTGATAATAGTAATGAAACTCTTGTGAAATTACAGAGCACATCACTTAAGTACACATAATGGCTGCAGCAGATAGATCAGTTTACGAAAAATTTATTATTGAATCTGTAGATGGTTCAAAAACTGCTAATATAGCAGAGGGTGTTGTAAGTTTTAATTACAACGAAGATTTATACTCTCCTATGTTGACAGCTAAAGTTTTAGTCATTAATACTGGTAATACAATAAGAGGAAAAGATGGTAAAATGGAATCATTATATAATGGTTTTCCTTTAAGAGGTGGTGAAAGAGTTGTGATAAAGGTGTCAGGTAATTGTAAAACAAATAAAGGTCTAGATTTTTCAGATAAACCAAGTAAATATTTCTACGTTGGATCTATAACAAATGTATTGATAAAAGATGGTAAAGAAACGTTTACTTTAAATTTAGTTTCAAGAGAAGCGATAACGAATGAAACAGTCAGGGTTGGTAAAAGATTTCCCACATCACAAAAGATATCAGACAGTGTTAAAGATATAGTAAAAAATTATTTAAGTTCTGATAAATTATACGATGTAGACGAAACAGCAAATCCATATGGTTTTATCGGTAATATGAAAAAACCTTTCACAATCTTAACTTGGTTGGCATCAAAATCTGTTCCAGCAAAGATCAAGGGTGGATCTACAGCAGGTTATTTTTTCTTTGAAACACAAAAAGGATTTAGGTTTAAGTCTGTTGATATATTAATTGATGAAGATCCATATGAGGAAAAATACGTATATACGCCAGGTGTAGTTGAATATAAAGGACCTAACAATGATTTTAAAATCTTAGAATATAGCACACAAAAAAATCAAAATCTTTTATCCAATTTAGAGAGAGGTGCTTTTTGTAGTTATAGAAAATATATTAACCCTTTGACTTTTGAATATACACCAACACCAAAATGTACATTTAAATTAGATGATTATTCAGGAAAAATGAAAAATTTAGGTGGTGATGTTGATGTAACTTTACCAACTTTAAGTGATAATGATGATCGTACACTTGCTTCTGTGCCTAGTAGATATATTACAGGTTTTAAAGATATAGGCACCGTTGAAAATGATACGTCATTTGATGAAAATGCAGATCCTACTTTCATACATTCACAAGCAATGATGAGATATAATACATTATTTACTCAATTATTAGTTATGACTGTCCCTTTAAATACAAATTTAACCGCTGGTGACGTAATTAATTGTGAGTTTCCGAGAATTGATCAAGAAGAAAAAAAAGAAATTGATCGTAATCAAAGCGGACTATATATGATAAAGGAGTTAGTGCATTATTTTGATGCTTCAGGCTCATTCACAAAACTTAAATTAGTAAGAGATACCTTTGGAGAGAGAGAAAAATGATTGAAAATGATATTATAAAAAGTAATTTTTTAGGTAGAGATGGTTTTAGATGGTGGGTTGGACAAGTTGCACCAGAAGAAGCACAGGGTAAACAATTAAATGGTGCTGGTTGGGGAAATCGTTTAAAGGTTCGTATATTGGGTTATCATCCTGATAACGATGTTGAACTAACAAATGAGCAACTCCCTTATGCACACGTTTTACTCTCACCTGAATCTGGATCTGGAAGAGGTAATAAAGGGAAATCAATTAAAATATTACCAGGTGATAATGTATTTGGATTTTTTCTAGATGGAGACGATGCTCAACAACCAATTATAATGGGAGTTTTTGCAAATACAAGGCAAGCATCTACAATAATGGGTGATAAGTACACTCAACCCTTCGTACCATTTTCTGGATACACCAGTAAAATAAAGTCATCAGATTTTATGATTAAAAATGAAGTAAGTGATCAATCTGGTCAATACTCTCAAAAATCTGTAAGACACATAAGTCCAAAACAAGCAAAACAACTTCAAGATAAAACCAAAGAAATTGAAAGATCTGCAAGTGCTTCTCTAGGACAGATTGTAAACTTTGCAGGTAATAATCAAAATACTCCAGTAAATAAGATAAAATCTGAGTTAGAAAACGCTGTTTCAAATTTTGATCTAGCATCTGCCAAAGAAAAGTCTGGTATTTTAGATAATGTTGCAAGAAAAATATCTGGTATATCTAATGGAATTTCAGGAAGCATCCTTAATAAAACTTACGCAGAACTAGCACCTAAATTGAATACGGGATTGCACGACTTATATAAAAAAACTTATGCTTTAATTTTAGCAGCTACACAGAACCCTGCAATCGCAAAAAAAGCAGGAACTGCAGCACAGACTGCAATGGTGGGACCAGTAAGAAGTATACAGAATTTTTTACCTTGTGCAGCAAAGAATATAAGTGAAAATTTATTTGGATCTATTCGCAATATTTTGGGTAGTTTTTTAAATAACGTTAAAAATTTCACAGATTGTATTGGTGATCAATTTGTTGGTGCAATTTTTAATGATGTTATTGGAAAAATTAATCAGCAATTAGGTGGTTTGATGAAAGGAGTGTCTAAAATATTTAATGGTGATTTAGTAGGGATGCTTAGATCAACAGCAGAGGGAATATTAGGAATGGCAAATGCCTTTGATTGTGATTTACCAGTTGCAGACTTAGCTTCAAAAACAAATCAATGGACTATAGGTAAAGGTCCTAAAGATAATAATATGTTCAATCTTGATAAAGTTGCAGGAAGTATTTTAGCGACTGCTAATGCAGCACAATCTTTACAAGAAGCAGCAGCAAGTACAGGTGGAATATTAGGAAATCTTGGAGTTTTTGATTTTATGAGACCTGATGTAAGCACACCAGGTTTTGGTAGTCAATTGAGTGATTGTTACACAGGACCACCATTAAATTGTTCAGGTATTCAGGTGAATATTTTTGGTGGTGGTGGAGAAGGTGCCACAGGTAAGGCAATATTAGGAGCGATTGTTGGTGATACTTTTGCAGAGCAGACTGGTAGTCTTTTAGGTATAAAGATGACAGATGGTGGTAAAGGATATACTACTCCTCCATTTGTTGAGATTGTTGATAATTGCAATCAGGGTTTTGGTGCTGTAGCAAGGGCAGTCATAGATTATGATCCTCAGTCACCAACATATCAACAAGTGGTTGATGTTTACGTTGTATCGCCTGGTGAAAATTATCCTGTAATTGAGAAAGATGATGATGGAGTTTACACAGTTGATCACGTTGTTGTGGTAAATCCTGGTGAAGATTATACTAATGAAGATACTGTAACCGATGATAAAGGCAATATTTACACGGTTTTCCTTGATGATAATGGAAGAATTCTTAATGTCATACCACCTGACCCAGAGAGAGTGGACGTTGAACCCGTAACAGAGCAACCTGAATTAACCATAACAAGTTCAACTGGATTTGGTGCTATCTTATCAGCTCAAATTCTACCAAGACCAGAGTTCCAAGGAGAAATTAAACAAGTTATTGATTGTATCACTCCTCGTGATGGTATAGTTGGATTTGTAAATGGTGAACCTTACTACGGACCATTTCACGTTCATGCTCCAACTGGTAGAAGGATGGTGGGTGCAGCACATACTACCTCACCTCACGCAGTAATTTATGATACACCTCAAGCGAGTAGAACATCCACTGCAAGACCATCAACTTCAACAACTCAGACAAATGTTTCCTTCACCACTACACAAAGTCAAACTACAACAACTTCTTCTCCTCAGACTGGAGCAACTGATACATCAAGTCAACAAACGGGTGGATCGAGTTACACTCCTCCTCCTAGTAATCCTCCTAGTGGTGGCGGGTCTTCGGGATCAGGTGGGAGTGGATCGTCAGGTGGCGGTGGATATGGAGGAGGATACTAAATATTAATAAGATAGGAAAACTATGAGCACTCCAAACGCAGCAGAGAGAGGAAATTGGCAGAATAGAGAATATGAGTCTTTTGGACCTCATTTTAGGATTGACACTGGAAATCCACAGAATGGATATAATGGAACGGTTGTCTATGACCTATTAGGTACTGGAAGTGGTGGTAATACTAGTGCTGTAGGTATGACACACGGTGGACTATATCATATGTACAATGATCAATGTATAGAAATTGTTGGTGGTAGAAAAGTAGATGCTGGTGGAGTTTGTGTGAACATAATTGGATCAAGTGGGGATGTAACAATCACTGCTTGTAGCAATGGTGATGTAAAGATAACAGGTGCAAACATAATATTAGACGCAGATAAAAATGTTGAAATAAATGCTGGAGGAGATTTTAGAGTACGTGCTAGTAATTCAATTAATATGAGTTCTAATACTTGTTATATAAAGGCACCATATGGAAAGATAAGAGTACGTGAAGTGGGTTGGATGGGAGGAGTGTTCTCAGGTACAAAAGTATCTGAAAGTATCTGGGGTGCATAATGTCAGATATTTTTAAAGATGGTAGTGTTCCGTTTCCCGATTATGATAACGAAGATACTGATAATTTTACGAGAAAGGTAGAATTTACAGATGATGTATTCGTTTATGGAAATTTATATGCAAATATAAAATCTGAAAATATTCAATTTTCAGAAACTACAACTTTTGCAGATATAAACGTTGAAAATATTTTTCTGAGTGGTGGGATAGTAGGTTCTTCTGGTATATTTGATTGTCTAACAGCAAAAAATAAATTTGATGTTGGTCTTGCTGGAACTGTTTTTACTGCCATATCAGAAACTGATGGTTGTAATAGTGTTTCTAGTCCTGGTCGTGTTGGTATTGGTAGTACACAACCAGATGGTAGATTTCAGGTGGGTGTTGGAGGAGCAACATTAGATCCTAGATCTCCAATTGATCCATTTCAATCAACTTTCATAATAACTGACGAGGGCAGAACAGGTATTGGCACCACACAACCAACTCAAACTTTCCAAATCGGTATTGGCACAGATTCACTCACTTTCTCTGGATTAGGCACTTTGGGTGTTGGTACAGATAATCCTGGTAATTTTACTGGATTTAATGGTAATGAAACTGTATATGGTCCATTAAGGGCAGATTTTGATGGTAGTATAAGAATAGCGAGAAATATCTTCGATTCTGCAGGATCAGCTGGAG